GACTCCACATTAAGCGATGGAAGATGCCCGAATGGTCGTGGTGCATGATCGGAGCGAATCCTGATGCGATCGCCAAGACCGTCGATCGCGGCAAGATCAATGGGACCACGATCTCCCCGGTACTGGCGAAATCGCTCGCAGAGACCCTGGAGAGGAGCACCACATCAACCACCGTCTCAGGATCAGCGATGCCGACACGCAAGAACAAGTCTGCGCCTCACGACGACCAGAACGGCCAGCCGCACAAAGCGGAAGACCCGCAACCGGAGAGCGACACCCCTGACGTGGAACCCGAGTCGCCTGAAGAGGAGCCTGCGCAGCAGCCCTACGGGGCTACTGTACTGACAGCGCTGCATGGCAGCGTCGTCGAGCTGATCGCGAATATCCAGACAGCGCTTGGCCCGATGGAGCAGCCGGACATCCGCGAATTCCTCTCGGAGAAAGTAACGCAACTCGAAGCGCTGCTTGCGGAGATCGAGGGCATCTACGGTACCGTCTATCCTGATGCTGAGCCACTCGGGGCCGCCGAGCAGGACACCGACAGTGACGCGGACCTCAAGACCTGGCTCAGCAGCGGAGTCGGCCCGCGTCTGCAGCTCGCCGGGTATGGTGGCCGTCTGCGAACACTGACGACGGCGAAGAACCTCACCGACGCACAGCGCAAGGTGCTGACCGACACCGTGAAATACTTGTCGCGGATCGAGCGTGAAGCGCGCTCGGTCCACAAGGACTCCCAGGATCAAGCCATCCTCGAATCACTCAAGGATCAGCTCGATATGATCGCCAAAAGACTGGCGAAGCGTATCTGAGACTGAGACGGATACTGATAACCCCGGACCTTCCCTCTCGCCCACAAAGACGAGTACCGACAATGCCTGCCGAACAGACTACCACCACCACCGTCGAGGAACTGACGAAGACGATCGCCGAACTGCGAAAGCAGGTGGACGCTCTCGATTCCCCGGACCTCTCCCAGATCAGGACGGAGACGCGATCCTGGTCTGCTGATCCCGACTCGCCTGAGCTGACGCTCTCTGCGGAGCAGTCTGCTACGGCTCGTCCGTGGCGCGGCAGCCACAAGAGCCGCATCGCCCGGAATATGCAGTCGATCGGCTATCAGCCTTGCGCGGCCTTCAAGTCGCTCGGCGAGTTCGTTCAGACGGGCATCCGCAGGGGCACCTCGGCGATGGAGTCGGTGGTCGGAGACGCCATCGCGAAGGCGATGGGCCTCAAGGCCGGCGAGATCGAGAAAACGATCCAGGGCATGAGCGAGTCGATCGGGTCTGACGGCGGCGTGCTGGTGCTGCCGGAGTTCAGCACTACGATCTTCGATCGCGTTTACTCCAACGACCTGTACTCCCGCACCGACAACTACACGGTCGCCGGGAATACCATGACCTTCCGCGCGAACAAGGAGACGAGCCGAGTAAACGGCTCGCGTCACGGAGGTCTGCGCGGGTACTGGGTCGGCGAGGGCGGAACGATCACCGACAGCAAGCCCGGCTTCCGCGAGCTGACGCTGAAGCTAAAAAAGGCGGCGGTGGTGGTGTACCTCACCGACGAACTCCTCGAGGACGCCCCCGCGCTGGGACAGTACGTCGCCCGAAAGGCTGCGGAGGAATTCGAGTTCTTGCTCGGCGACGCTATCTTCAACGGTGTCGGCGCGGGACAACCGTTGGGAGTGCTGAACAGCCCGGCGCTGCTCTCCGTGGCGAAGGAAAGCGGGCAAGCGGCCAGCACGTTCGTGTACGAGAACGCGAACAAGATGTGGGCGCGGATGTTCGCGCCGAGTCGCGATAACGCGGTCTGGTACATCAACCAGGACGTCGAGCCTCAGCTCGATGTAATGGCGCTCAATGTCGGCACCGGAGGTGCGCCTGTCTTCCTGCCGCAGGGCGGTGCGGCCGTCGCTCCCTTCCGGACGCTGAAGGGGCGTCCGATCCAGGAGACTGAGTTCAACGCGACGTTGGGGACGCGAGGTGACGTTCTGCTGGCCGATCTCAGCCAGTACGTCACGATCAGCAAGGGCGGAATAGCTCAGGCGGTCTCGATGCACGTCGAGTTCCTTACGGCGCAGACTGCTCTGAGGTTCACGATCCGTGTTGACGGGCAGACATGGGAGAACTCCCCGATCACGCCGTACCAGGGGACGAACACTCAGTCGAGCTTCGTCGTCCTGGATACTCGCGACTGATCGTGATCGAGTCACGACTAACCACGACTACTAACCACGACTAATCACGACCAATCACAGGAGCGCCTGTAATGACCGTCAATCGCACGCTGTTCGATGCCGGAGTGGATATCCACCCCGGAACTGCCATCAATGCGGACGCGAACTCGGATATCACCGGGGATCGCATCAATCTGAGCCTCTACGACAGGGCCTACTACCTGGTCGTGAAGCCCGCCGGCACTGCTGGGGACAACCTGAGCTTCCAGTTCCTCCAGCATACTGATGCCACTGGAGGCAGCAGCAAGGCGTTGCAGGTAAGCCGTCTCTGGCACAAGATCGGGACGCTCACTGATGTCGGTCAGTGGACCCAGCTCGACCTCGCGACTCCAGCCAGCAGCTTCGACCTGGCCGGCATCGGCCTGGCCGCTGACACATCTACAGCTCTGATCCTCGTCGAGGTGCCCACAGACAGCCTTGACACCAGCGGCGGGTATCACTTCGTGTCCGTGAATCACGAGGGAGACACCGTCATGCTGACCCTACTCGTGAACGGACTATGGATTCTGACCGGCTCGCGGTATCCGCAAGAGAGGCCGATCAGTCCTCTGGTGTAGTGGTGTAGTGGCGTAGTGGTGTAGTGGTGTAGTCGCGCGATGTCCTCTACATAGATCGGAGTGAGAATGTCCCAGCAACAGAATCCCCAATCCCAGCGCGCCAAGTCGTTCGTCGTCGAGGAGTCCGAACGGGCTGCTAACAGCCGCGACAAGATCGAGCAGATCGCACTTGAGCTGTTCGCGCGGATGCCGATGACTCATGGGTTCGTCACTGAACACCAGGCGCAGATCGCGTTCGCCCGTGCTGTCGCATTCTGCGAGACGGCGGCGAAGGTGGCGCGCGGGGAGCTGCGCCCAGGTGAGCATCAGTCGGAGGACGTGCTCTCCGATGTCTGTGCGCCGAACCTGCCGGACTCGCATCCGCTCAACATGATCTCGCGTGCGCGAGGGTCGATCGCCAAGCGAGAGGAGTTACTGAACCGCCTGCGAAATCCCAAGTCACATCACATGAGCCTCACTGACGATGACCCGGGGCGGAATATCCGTTACCTGGAGTCGATCCTGGGAGTCTCGACCGAGAGTCTGAACTGACGGCACGCACAATCTCTGTCCACGCATCCGGCGGCTGGGACTCGGGGACTATCGATCCCTGCCCAGTCGCCGCGCTTTTGCAGACTGGCAAGATGAGCTGAGGATCATCATCAGGATCATCATCAGGTCCAGCGGAGCAGTCCACGCGTATGCCTGTCCTGACGCTTACCGACGTGAAAAACTATCTCGGACTGACTGGGACGGAGGAGGATACGTTTCTCACTGCGACGATCGATCGTGTCGAGTCTGCTGCACGCACATACATTCAGCGAACACTCATCACGACCAGCTATACGGAGTATCACAGCGGCAACGGACAACGAGTGCTCCTGCTGCGTAATACACCAGTGCAGTCAGTCACGGAGGTAGCCATCGACGCTAGCGGACACTTCGGCCAGGGGCCGTCGTCGTTCGGACCCGAGACAGTACTGACCCCTGGAAGCGACTATGCGCTGGAGATCGAGGGGTGCCACCTCGCGCCGCAGTACGGCTGGAAGGGAGCGCTGCACCGCATCAACGACGTATGGCCAGCAGGGACACGCATGGCAGGCCTGGTCGCGGTCAAGGCACCGCTGCCTGGAAACATCCGCGTCACATACGTTGCCGGCTGGCAGACAGTCCCCGAGGACTTGAGGCTGGCGCTGCTCCAGATGATCGCTGAGGTCCGCAACTATCGTGGCAGTGGTGGTCCAGTACAGTCTGAGTCTCTGGACTACTACTCGCGGACCATACTATCTCCGGAGTCAGCGGCCAAGGTATTCGGCTCGATCCGTTCGCTGCTGGCCCCCTACCGGCGAGTGGTCCTGTCATGCTGACCCGCGAACATCTGATCGGCCGACATCAGATCATCCCAGGCCAGGAGTCTGGCACACTCACACGCACAGCAGAGGGCGTGACCCTGCCGGTACAACTGGAGGTCAGGCCCATTACGGCCAAGTCTCCGTTCGCGTCTCAGGTCACTGGATTCGCGGATCAGTCTGAGGTCGTGCTACATGCACGTGAGATCGGGAGTGCCCCCAGACCAGGAGACACCATCACGGATGCCAGCGGAGTAGTGTGGAGGATTCTCGACTGCCGCGAAGAGCTGCTCCGTACACGCTTCCGGTGTTTAGTCGTCAGGAACGTGGGCTGATGCCGGTGGACTTTACGGCGACCGACAACCTCGATGGGACTGTGACTGTGACAGTCTCGGGGTCAGGCTCTGCTCTCAACGAGGTGCAGATGGTCCCGATCGACAATCAGTGGGGCGACCTCTTGGCCTGGACCAGCTACGGAGCGCGCGTTGGCGACGGTCAGGTCAGTTTCGCGGTGACTCCAGGCGTCTACATGATCGCCGTGGTAAGCGATGGCAACTGGACGCCGCCTCGACAGATGCATGTGATCGGAACCAGAGTCGCGATCCTGGAGAGTCTCCTGCGAGCGACGGAAGCCCGCGTGCGACTGATGACTCTACCAGGGATCGCAGTCAGCGATCGACAAGCATACCTGGTGGTCGACGAAATCAACGTGCGAGATTTCCCGCGGCCGGCCGTCTGGATCGCGCCCGCGGATGCCGAGCAGGTGGTGACAGGTGGCGTCCCTCTCGGCCTAGATGGGATCGTCTATCCGATTCTCGTCGGCATCAGTGCGCCCGCAAACAGGTCTCAATCCGATCGGGAGAGTCTGCTATTATGCCGGGAGGTCATCCGCCAGGGCCTGCTCAGTCAACGACTGACGGCCCGGATGATCGGCGCGGACTGGTCTGGTTACGTGACGGGGGTGCGGCCTCTGGAGATCGTCTCGCGGACATGGTGGCTGGCGAACGTGTTTGTCTCGGCAGCAATCTTCACGGTGCTGGTGCACGAGATCAGGGGAATGTAATGCAACGACTATCACCAGAGGAGCGCAGGATTCAGGAGGCGGCGCGTCGAGCGGCGGATGCTGGGAGACCATACATCCCTACCAGTCTCACGATCTGGCAGATGTCCGAGGGCAAGACCTTCTGGCGTGTGCGATGTCTGGGGGGAGCACCGACTGACGACGCAAGTGTGCGGGATTATCCGCCCCTGCGTGTTGCTGCCGCGACACGGGAGGAGGCAGAGGCATGGTACAGGCGCGATCAGCGAATCCCAGATATCGTACATGTCTACGCGATCGAGGAGCACTGATGCCATCCGCCGCCATCGACATCGCCGAACTGAAACGGTACATCGACGCCATCGTTGGCATCTGCGCAACGCCCAACGCGCAAGAACCACTCCGAAAGGCAATCCAAGTAGCAGTCGGAGAACTCGGACGGTCGATGATCCGGGGTCAATCCCCAGACGGCACGCCGCATCGGCCGCTGAGTCCTGCATACCTCCGCCGCCGCGAAAACAAGTCCGGCCCGCCGCTGATCAATCTGGGTGATATGATGCAGTCTTTGATCGCGGACGGCTCCGGTCATATTGAGCAGATCACGGACGACGACGCTATACTCGGCACGGTCCACAACAAGAACGACTCAGACCCTCCGGTAGCCATCGTGCATCAACTCGGCAGTCGGAAGCGGAACATTCCAGCGCGGCCGTTCGTGGGCGTCAATGCCGCGATGGCGGACGCTACGGCAGCACTGATCGCAGATCACATCGCACAACGCATCCACTCCATCTCGTAGGAGGCAGTCATGCCCAATACCGATCAGGCACAGGGAGCGCAGGGACGTCTCCAGGTCAGCACCTCGTCCACGTTCGGAGCCGGCAGCTCCGTGTGGCTCGAATACCTGAGTGAGTCGATCGTCGAGACGATCGCACACGTCAATAGCGCCGGCATCCGCGGCACGCGGACTCACGCCAGCGAACGCACCCGCAAGGGTGGAGTGCGTGTCTCAGGTTCCATTCAATTCGAGTGCTCGCGGATTCTGCTCGACAACATACTGCCCGCAGCACTGGGGGCGACTGAATCCTCGAACGTGTTCGACGTCGCCGAGACCCTGCCGAACCTGTACTTCCTCATCGACAAGCGCACAGACATCGTGCGCGTCAACGAGGCGAAGATCGGACGCATGACGCTTGAGGCCGACCAGGGCGGTATCGTGCGCGTGTCCGTCGAGATCGAGGCAGAGAGCCTGACCGCCGGACAGTCATGGCCGTCCGGGATGTATCCCGAACGATCGATGCCGTACCTGTTCTCCGATCTCGGAAACATCACCATCAACGGGACGGCGCGCAGTCCACTGGCGGTGTCCGTCACCGTGGACAACAATCTGGACGCGGACACGTTCGCGAACTCCCGCTATCGCGACGGGACGATCTCTGCGACTGATCGCATAGTCACGCTGGGCGTCACGCTGCTGGCGGAGTCTGCAAATAGCGATCTGCGGGATCGGCCCTCGACTGGCGAGGCTATCTCGCTGGTCTTCACGCACGCCGAGGAGGCCTCCAGCGTCCTGACGATCGATCTGGGGCGCGTGGCATTCCCGGGCGCCGTGCCGCAGATCAGCGGCAAGGGGACTCAGACGCTACGACTCGAAGGCCAGTCCCGAGGACTCAAGCATCCTGGCGAGCCTGGCGCAGTGCCTGATATCCGAATCACCAACGCGCATGCATGACCTCTGTATCTGAAAGGTACGAGCATGAGTTTTCTAATCGAGGACGGATCGAACGTCTCAACGTACATCGACACCCCAGAGGGGCGGTTTGAATTCATCTACCGCCCGGCGACGGCCGTGGAGTTGCAGAACTGGCTCTGGGCACGGGCGAAATTTCCGCAAGGTGATGTGGACGCGGAGTATCTCGCGAAGCACATCGTCGCCTGGCCCTGCGGCAAAGTCAGCCGGGAGACTGCCGGACGCCTG